TAGTGAGTATGAATCCTCGGAGGAGGTTGAATTTGATGACATTATTAAACCTAAAACAACTTCACCTGTCGAAGTCAAGGATTTTCTTGATTCAGTGCATATGGAGTATGTCACAGGCCCCATCAGTGGTTGGTTCAAGAGGCAAATGGCTGATTCAGTGAAGACTGTTGTTGCGGATAATCTGGAGAAGATGGCCACACAGTTTCGAGAGGAGTCCGTTGACATTTTGGGATCAAGAGAGATTTATTGCCTTGCAATTGGACTTGGTATGGATCCCGAGTATGTTTATGAAGCCGCTGCTGTATGGGGAGAAGTCACTAGTCAGAATGTTGAGAAGTTCGTTTCATCTTTGCACCATGAACGCATTCCTGGGCTAAAAGAGGTTGGCACAATGATGGACAAATTACTGGTGAAGTTTACTAAGAGAAATATCGCTACAGTTTGTGCGACTGTTGGTGCGACATTGGCTGTTGCGGCTGTTGCCTTTGGAGTTTATAAGGGTTTTTCGAGTGGTCCAAAACCGAAGAGTCCTGCAGTTGGAGTTAACGATGAGGGAAAGTTGTTTACTGCCATTCCTTATGCTTTGCGAACTCCAGATGCTACACAAAGTGGTAAGGCGGTCAAATCTAGGATGAAGAGGTCTAAGATTGCGACCACCCAACTGGAGTATTCCCCTTCTGCCGCGCATTTACAAGCTCAGCTCACATATTCCAACAATTTAGTGCTATATGTTCATGGGGAGACATTGAGGAGAGCTCATGTTTTAGCTATAGAAGGCAGCAAAGTTTTACAGCTTTGTCATTTCTTGGACTCAGAGCCGGACAGCGTGAAGATTGAGTTGTATGATGTCTGTGGTGAGTTGGTTAGTTCTACAACTGTTGGAGAGTTGTTGAAGCCAGGTAACTTTAAATATGTCAAGGTGAATAGTAATGACTATATTTTGGTGAATTATCCTGGCATCAATGGAAAGTTGATGCAACCTCGTAAGAGCCTGTTGAAACACATTGCGTCGGAGGATGACCCTTGTTTCGCTATATCCCCAGAGTCGAAGTTCTCTGGCACCTATATGGATTGGATTGATGTGAATGGTTTTAGGACCTATGTCCAGAAACCAGCAACCATGGAATTACAGACTAATGTTCCCACTTATGATGAAGATCAGGATGAGTACATGCACCATTTCGCTATAGTCCATCAGTTTCCAACAACTGCAGGGGCATGTGGTCTGACTTACTTCAACAAGAATGGGAAGATTGTTGGTATGCATGTTGGTGGAGGCACACGCGGTATTGCTGCAAAGCTCACTCGAGAAATGGTGGAGAAGTTGTTAGAGGTTCCTGTCATTGAACCACCGACACCAGTATTGCCCATTATGCCAGTGGTGTCAAATTCCACCCATATGGAAATTGGGAGTAATGTCCAAGTACATGGGTATGTACCATTGAGGTTTCCTTCTGCTCGTAACAACATCAAAAGGAGCAAGTATCACGAACATTATTTACCAGAGAAGGTGCCCGCGACTGTTGACGCAAAGATAGTTGATGGGAAAGTCGTGGCGCCCTTAGATGTTTATCGCAAAGAGTTGTTGACGAACACTAAAAGGGTTCCCCCGAATCTCCTGTCAGTTGTCCAAGATTTCATGATGGCTGACATGCTTCCTAAGTTGAGGATGCACACCCCTGATATGGGCTTGAGAGTTGCAACTTTTGAAGAAGCAGTGTTTGGGATACCTGGTGTCATAGGAGGCATCCCATTATCCACATCCCCTGGGTGGCCCTACAACACTGAAGGAAAAGTTGGAGGAAAACGGTTCTGGCTTGGCGGAAAAGAGCTAGATGCCGATAGTCCCGAGGCCATCGAATTTAAGAAAGCTTGTTTGTCTGACATTGAAGACCTTAAACTTGGAATTCGACCTTTGAACATTTACATGGATTCATTGAAAGTTGAGTTACGTGCAGAAGGTAAAAGTGCTAGGATGATTAATGCTTATTCTATGAAGGGCCTTGTAGTTGGTAGAATGCTGCTATTGAGTTTCATCATTGCGTGGTTCAATGCCGGGTTTGACATTGGTTCAGCCTTAGGCATGAATGTGCACGGTGATGACCTCGAAGATCTGTTCCTGAGGCTTGCAAAATTCACCCCTCCTGGGATGGAGAAAACTCATGAGAATGCTTTGGCCGGTGACTATAAAGGTTACGACAAAGAGCAATTAGCTGAGCTCCATCTATGGCTAGTTATGCTGATTGAGGCATATTATGGTGAGAAATTAGAAGACAGTCCTATAGCGTTGGCTAGGTTTACTCACTTGGCTGATATGTATAATCCCTATCACGTTACTACTGTTCATAGCTTGATACCACCAACCACAATGATGAGAGAAGTACCCGAGGAGGATCTCTTAGATGTTGAATTTACGGTTATGGACACCCT